GCATTAATACCACCTCTTGTAGCTAAATCATTTAAGTATCTAAAGTCAGACTTGTAGAAGTCGTAAGCGCATCTTCTAAATCCAGAAAATCCTAAATTTAGTGCCATGTCTTCTTCATTGTCAAATACTCCGTAAGAAGTACCTCCAGATCCGTAAGAGTTCATTGAAGCAAGCATGTCATCAATAGCTAAACTAGTAGCTCTGTTAATAAACATCATGTATTCTTCAATAGCACCTTGCTTGTCAAACTCAGCTAAAATAGCATCAAACTCAGCTAAATCAGTAGCAGCGTTAACACCAGTTATTCCAGAAGTTAAATTACCTCTATCTTCGATAGCAGCAAATAAACCTTCAGTACCTACAACGTTTCCAGTAGATGAGATAAATTTATCAGCATTATTATCAGTAGGATCAGATGTTACACCACCACCGTAGTTGTGAGCAGCATCAGAACCAATAACTCCTTCAATCATTGCCATTTCTAAGTAATCATTGAATCTTGCTCTCGTGTCAGACTCTGCTTTTAAATACCACATGTAGCCTGATTGTCCCATTTCACCTGTTACTTCAACCCAACCAATTCTAGACGTATCAGATCCTGATACTTCATAAAAGTCTTTTAATATAATTGGTTTGTTAGCAAAAGTTTTGAAAGAAGGCTGGTTAGATCCTCTACTTTCTAAGTCTTTGTTAGCAGCAGCGTTATCATAGTAACCTGTTCCTTTAGCAAATTCAGAACCATAAACTAATATAGTTGTTGCTTTAGTAGTAGTTAACTGAGCAATTGTACTTCCATCGTAAGTAGCTACTGTACAAACTTCATTAGTAATAGAAGTAACAACAGCTTTAAATATACCGTTTGCATTTGCTATTAAAACTGTATCATTAAGTCTAATACCATGTGTAGTTGTAATTGCGTTACCGTCTATGTCAGTCTCACAACTAAACTTGTTGTTATCACTCATGTTACCTTTGTAAGATAAGTGTAACCTACCTTGTTCAGACCAGATGACTTGATCAGCCGTCATAGCCTCTTCAGCCCCTACTTTTTCAAGAAAACCTGAGATAGTTCTATTACCGAATACTTCAGCTTCTTGTTCCATAAGGTCTGGTAAATATTGTTGAGCCCAACCCATATCTTGGTTGAAATCAATATAATTTGAAGCTAGCGCTTGCTGTATTGGAGCAGGAACGCTGTTCAAATTATCTCCGGGTGTAATTGCCATAATTATAAATTTTTATTAAGTTAATTTTTCTTTCTAATTTTAAATGATCTGTTTTTGATATCAGAAGAAGATTGACCTAATACTCTAACTTTTATTCCACCAGCCTCATATTCACCGTGAGTTTTTCTAGGCTCTAAATTAATGTTTTTATCTCTAGAAACTCTATCTTTTATAGCATCAGCTTTTCCTTGCTCATAAAAATGTTGAGCAATTTTGTCAGCGTTCATTGCTGTAAATAGTGACTTGTGATAACCCTCAGCGTCTTCAATAGTTGTATTATCTTTATTAGTAAACTTACTAACAAAATTATTTATGTCGCTTTGAGTTTTTTTAACTTTATCAACATCTTTTACATTAAACCTATAACGTTTGTCTCCGACACTGTATTCAAAACCTTTGAAATTTTGTCCAAAAAAACTATCAGTTTTATTTAAAAATGTTCTTTTATGTACTTCTGTCTGCTTCTTTTGTTCTTCAGATCGATTGAAAAAATCAATAGCTTTCTGCTGTTCTTCTGTAAGTTTACTTCCAGCTTTAATTTCTTCATAATATTTAGACTTTTGCCCGTCTAAATGGGCTCTAGCCGCGGCAACTTGCTCTTTAAGGGCTATTTTCTTTTTACGTATTTGCTTTTCATCATCTAACTCTTCATCTATACCGTATGTGTCTTCTAATAAAAATGATCTTTCTTCTGATGTTAAGTGTGATTTAGTTTGTTTATAATATTCATCTAATACGTCAGAGTCATCCATTTTAGAAATATCTCTGTTTAATTGTACGTAATCATTTAAGTCTCCACCAGTTTCATCCATAAACTTTATAAGCTTTTCTATATTTTCTGGTAGCGGCTTGCCTGTAGCCTCCATATTTTCAATTGCTTTTTCAGCAACTTCTTTTATTTCTTCTACTTTTTCTTCTTGTGTAATTTCTTCTATTACTGGTTGCTCAGGAACTTCTATGTTTTCTTTAGCAACTTCTTCTACTACTTTTGGCTGTTCAATTACGTTTTCTTTTACTTCAACAACCTCTTCTTTTACTGGAGGTGGTTTGCTTAAATCTACTTTTATAATTCCGTCATCTTTAATTTTTTTCTTTGACGTGAACTTACCTTTTTCATCTCTTGGTTGTTCTTTTTTTTCAACAACCTTTTCAGTTGTTTCTTCAACAACTTCTTTGTTATTTTCTTCCATAATAAAATTTTATAAAATATTAAAAATTAGAGACCAAACCTTCTCATGCCTGCATCTCCACTAAGTATATCATTACCTGATGATTCAAACTTCTTAACTGATTCACCCTGTTTTCTTTGCTCTATCATTTCTTTTTGTCTATCAGCCTGCATATTAACTCTAGCGTCTTTTCTATCTTCTCTTATTTCTTCTTTTTTATCGCTAGCTTCTTTTTTCATACTTTCTAATTCAGAATTTAATTCAAACTCATATTTCATTAATTCTTTTTTAGCTTGTATTTCTGCTTGCAAGTATTGTATTTTTAATGAGTTTCTAGTCTGTTCTAGTTGCGCCTCAGCTTGACTTTTACCTTGGGCTTTTTGAACTTCGGCTTGAGCAGCTGCTTGAGTTTGCTGCGCGTTAGCCTGAGCCTGAGCCTGCATGTTTTGTTGTTGCATTGCTTGGTCTTTAGCCATTTTAGCTTTTCTTTTAACTTTAAGCATTTGATTAGCAAGCTTTATGTTTCTGATATTACGTAAATCAATAGCATCGTCTAAATCAATAGTCTTTTGGCCTAAAGCTACTTGTATATTATTTTCTAACATAGCTTTTTCTTCTTCATCTGGTAGTAGCTCTATAAATATACCAAAATCATAAAGATGTAGCTCTTTCATTTCTTCTATAGTAGCAACGTTATGCGCGCCTATAGCTTGTATAAAAGCTTCTTTTGTTGGAGAATATTCTACTATATCAGATATTCTTAAAGATAAACATTCTGCTACTTCCGCTGTTAAATATAACATTGATTGTAATATATGCCTTGTTGCTGTGTTAGAGTTAGCGGCAGCTAGCTTTTGTACACCAACTAAAGCGTTTTTATCCGGAGTAGCAGCGTCTCTAGCCTCATTTAAACCAGTGG